ACAGTTTTACTAGCAACAACAGTTCCTACGGAGGCTCCCGTATCATTATAGTTTAGTTCAGCAGCAGTAGCTGTAACAGCGGTGCTTGCTATAGAAAGAGCATCTGTTTCAAGTGTACCATCTACATCTACGTTTCCAGATATATCTAACTCTGTTGCAATAACTTTGTCATTAAACGTAGCAGCTCCAGCAGCCGACATATCAAGTGTAAGTGCCGTAATTCCAGAACCACCATCGTTGCCAGTAAAAATTATGTCAGCGTCACTTGTATTGTTGTGAATAGTAAAATCTCCACCTATAACATCTAGCTCGGGAGTAGCATCTGTATTAAATGTAAACACTTCCGTGCCAGCGTCTTTAATCCGCACCTGAGCACCATCAGCATCTAAAATAATATCCCCAGAAGAATCTATAGTAAAATCTGTTGCAGCATTAGTAAGAGTTTCTAGTGAAATATTGACAAACGATGAGGTTCCTACAGCCGTAATCTTGTCATTGAATGTAGCAGCTCCAGCAGCCGACATATCAAGCGTTAAGGCGTCAATAGAAGATCCTCCATCATTGCCTTTAAAAATTATATCAGCATCACTTGTGTTTGAATGAATTGTAACTGAAGTACCAATAACATCCAATTCAGCAGCCGCACCTGTATTAAAAATAAACCGCTCTGTCCCATCGTCCTTTATTCTAACCTGTGCACCATCGGCGTCCAATATAATGTCGCCAGATGAATCTATAGTGACATCTGTTCCATCGTTAGTAATAGTGTCTAATGCGATAGATCCAACATTAGTAATGTTGTTGTCGTTGAAGGATGTAGCACCAAGGCTAATAGTACCAGTAGCCGTAAAATTAGACGTGCCAATATCTATATTGCCGCCTACCTTGAGCTGCCCACTTCCATTGAGTTGTACTCCGCCACCGGATTCGACTGCTCCAGATGCAAACGTAGCACTGTCAACAAGTGCATTGAGATTGGTTGATGTTATTTGATCGCCGTCGGCGTAAGTTGTTCCTTTGCTTAGTATAGCCATTATTCTGCTGTTGCTGGGTTTCTAAATGTTCTAGCTCCTGCTACTTTCAGGGATCTAAATTTTGGTCTTCCAAAAGTGGTATCTAGTGTAAATTGCAATCCGTATGCTCTCTTGTTCCCTATTCTTCCTCTAATTGAGTAGTCTTCTCCTTCGGTTAATTGACTTCCGTTGTTAAAGCTTGCTAAAGTGCCTAGGCTAATGCTGCTGTCCACGTTTTCTGTTTCTACAGAAATGTTTCCGTTACTGGCTAGACCCACTTCAGATTCTATATGTAAATCAAAATTGTTCCACTTTTTTCTGCCTATAGAATTTAATGTGTACATTCTGGTTGTAGCTGAAGATATAATCGCTGAAGACTCAGACTCTGCTCCTACTTGCAATATATATACGTCATTTCCTCCTGTACCGCCTTCAATTTTATGTACGCCTCCTGTTTTGTTTATTGCGTAAACTCCTCGGTCGTCTCCCTTTCCGGCAACCGTCAAGTAAGTGAACTCCCAAGCAGAATTATTTATAGAATCTATCGACTCCCAATTTTTATTTATAAAATTGTAAATTAAAAGAGTGTTGTTGGTTGTTGAGTTCCCCGTAGGAAGAGCTATAAAATATCTGTTATCAAAATATACCGCTACAGCATTTTCTGCATAATCTTTATTTATGTCTTGAACCGTAGCCTCAATAGTAGCTGATAGTGGAAGATCTCTGCCACGTAAGTTGTACAGGTCTTGGAAGTCCACTCCATAGATTCCATTGTCAGACAAAAAGATTAGATTATTAGCGACTTGAACTATACTTTTTCTAGCTAAACACCCAACTTCATCTGTTATTAAGGTGCTTCTAGCGTCTTGTATTTTAAAACTATTACTAATTAAGTGTATGCTGTTTCTGTTAAATACTACTAATTTATCTTCTGAAAAAGAATGAAGCCCAACTATAAAATCTGAAGTTCCTGCGTTTAATCTAAACTGACCAAATATAATATCGTAAGTGTCGCTATCTAAAAGTTGAGAAAAGATAAGCTCATCATGTATTTTTCTATCAGTAATTGTTGTTCCGCTTGTATCCTCGCTCATTGAGTACCTGAAAGGAACTACTATTCTTCTTTGATGGTACTCTCCAAATGCAGGAGCTGGCATATGGCTGAATCCAGAACCCTCGGAAGCTTGTTCCAAAAATGTTGGAGTAGCTGCAAGTGTATCTTTTGATGTTTTACTTCCATCGGTTGATTCAGCAGGAACTGAAAAAGTAAAACCTTTTTTAATTCCTACAGTGGGAGTCACTCCTCCTCCGGGCACTGGGGCTTGGCTGCTTAATGTTCCAGATATGTAAATTGAAAATGTTGTAGTGCTACCTACTTCAGCAACAATCCTGTTTCCATTAACGGATGAATGATAGTTGGCTATGGTTATTGGATCGCCAACCTTTAGCCCATGAGCGGATGATGTAGTAAAGGTTGCCTTGTTGTATCCTGTAAAAGATCCGGTTCCAGAAGTGGTAGTCAGGCTGGTTGTAGATATTGCCCTTGGAGTATCAGTAGCAAAAACTTCTTTTACCGAAAACTCAAAATCTTGTTTTAGCCCAGATGCACTAACATCATACTCTGTTTCATCAGGATCTACAATATCTGAGTTGACGCCATTTTTTATAAATATGGAAGTGCCTTGGCTAAGTGATCCGGTGTCTGAAACTACCGTTGCTAACTGGTTCACTATTTGGAAGCTACCAGCAGCTACTATAATGTCAGAAGGTTCCGTAAAGGAGCCGTTTGCCACCTGAGTAAAAGCAGGAGTTCCTGTTAATACACCGTCCCACTCTAACGCTACCTTGCCGTCCCTAAAAATAAATACTTTATTGAACGCTTGTAGAGCCTGTCCTCCAACCGCGTTTAGTCCACTTGGATAGCTAATGTCTACCGTTGAGTCATCTGATGTTTTTACCACAGATGCTTTGTTGGTGCCTATGCACAGAACGTAGCTTTCTGAGTTGTTGTTTGGATCACTGTACTCTATTGCGTCCTCGATCTCGTTGGCGGCTGTATCAGCCAAACGAGGACCTCTTGCCGTACCCACTGTAGATATGCTTGCCAGATTAGTTACAACTAACGTGATGCTGTCATTCGCTGGAGCAGTTGCGATAGAATAGTTTCCGTCTATAGTAACGCTATCTCCAGATCCGTCTGCTCCAACAAATCCATTAAGATTTACTACCTGTCCAACCCAATTAGCAGCAGCTTGACTTTCGTATGGAAACGCATCTGAAGCAAAAGATATAGTTACTGTTCCACTACTAACAGAAGGAGTTCCTGATATAGAAGGCCATGCTCCATCATGCAAACGAACAGAACCCACCTTTAGTGCGGCAGGCTGGAATGGGGCGGCTAAAAACAAAAGTGGTTTTCGCGTCTGCCACTCTCCGTTTATTCCGAGACGACCGTTATTGGATTCCCTTAAAAAACCTGGGTTGAGCTGGTCGGGACGCAAGCGGTTATTGAATCCAACAAAACCAGTGTCGAACTCTTCCGCTATTCGGTCATCTTGTTGACCATATGTATCGTATCTTGCCATTAGCAATTCCAAGCCCGGCGGCTCCAGTAGTTGGCTGATAGTTTATTTTTCTTACCTTTGATTCCCCCGGACCTGGCACAGTAGGATTTCTTTCTAGCCGGGTTGTTTTTCTTGATGGACATGTTGGCATCGCCAAAACGCACTATCTTCTGGCGTCCGCCCTGGCACGCCTTTACAACAAATTTTGCCTTATTTATTTTTGCCACGTCTTACCGCCTTCACTCTTCGAGGTTTACCTGCTGGTTGTCCTAGTTTTTTCTTCTGGGCTATTCTTGATCGCTTCTGTGATGCTGTCATCTCGCCCGACGTTACTGGTGTGCGACTGCTTACACGCTTGGATGGACGACAATATGGAGTGCCACGTTTCTCTCCCTTACGACGACCACAAGGCTTTCCAGTGCGTACATCTACCCACTTCTCCTTGAACCACCGCTTGAGAGCAGCACCCTCCTTTGTCTTCCGTACAGCCATTACTTGGTCTTCTTACGTTTGCCCCAATTCGCTGCTCCCACTTTGCGACACTTGGCGATTGCTCCACTTGCGTATGCAGATGGGAACACCTTATACCTCGCCTTTACTTTTCTATAACAA